TACAGATACTTGGGGATAAGTGTCTCTAATCTCTTTAGGAGAAGTAAAGGTTTTAATTATTTCTGAAGAATCAGGTTTGATCTGGAAAATGTTTCCTAATGAAGTAAAAAGTTGAACTTCAAATTCTTCTTTAGTGACTATTCTATAAGGGTTGAGAAAAAGATATACGTCTTTCACTAAACCTGTTTCTTTAGATGTTAAGATTATTTTGAGTTTATTGTTACTCTTTCTATCTAAGAAAATAGAATGAGTGTCTTTGAATTTTAAAGTACGTTCTATAATATTGGTTTTAATAGAATCTTCTATGCCATCGAGTGTTTTTAACTTTGAATAATGTTCAAAGTTTTTCTCAGACATTCTCTTCTGCTTACGTTCTCTTTCTTGTATATGCCATTCTGCATTAAAAGTACCCTGGATAGCCGATTGAAAATTATACCCCCCACCCACTTTTAAGGACTCATAATAATCCATCCAGTAATCTTCTCTTTCGTTTAAGAGAGATTTATTATTAGGGTCAATAAGTTCTAATATCCTAAACACAAATGCTTGTTCTCCATACTTATTCCAAGAAGATTGTAAATAAGTATTACCGTGTATTCCTTTTCTTAGAGAAGATCTATGTTGTGACCACCTCGAAGTAATATTTACACTTTGACCAATGTAACGTTTGTTGTTTTCTAAATTAAGAATTTCGTAGATACCTGATTTTGCTTTGTGTGTCATGTTATATGTTTTTGATTGCGGGGGTAAAGGTACAAAAAAATAAGAAGGGTGTATGGATTTTAACATTTTGTTATGCTTGTAAGATAGCATAAGTTTAGCCTCATCCCCCTCACCCATCCTCAATTTGATCTCCTACGCCCCCTATGGGTTATTTGGAGATCATATTTTTTCACATGAAAATTTCCAGCAACATGGCTGCTAAAAATGAAAAGTGGAATGTCCTCACTCGTGGTGAAGTGTTCCAAAAACCAATCCTGTCAGTAAAACCTGTTGAAGTCAACGGTGTTCCCAAATACGTCATCAATGAGATGTATTGGAGCACTGTAAGGCCCGCAGAAGATGTGGCCTTTGTATGTCTTCAGCATGTCACTTTGGAACGCGGTGAAGGTGACAAGAAGGAAACACAGACTACGGTCAATGTGGTGTCCTACGCACGTCAATCCGCACAGATGTCCGTGCAGGACAAAATCAAGACCATCACAGAAAATCCCGATGTTGCAATGGCTCTTGCAACCCTTTTGAAATAGGAGGTAATCCGGGATTAGATCTCACCTTCGTCCTGTCGTACAATCGTATGATGGGACGAAGGTTTTTATTTACCTATATTATATATAGGTGTAACTGTCCAGAGATATGTATCTCTGCTGATGAGTCCTAAAGGACGAAACAGTTTTATTTACTATTGGACATCATTAAGGTGCTCCGATAGTATTTAGACCAGAAGGATGGTTTATTAATAATCATTTAATGGTCTTAGTTACTTAATTAAGTAAATAGTACAATTAATATTGGTATCAAGCCTATTTGTTGTAGTATTGTAATATCTTTTGAATATGAGATATAAACTCATCTATTGTGTGAGTATATTTCATCATGTTACAGGTATTACAAGAAGGTTGCACATTTTCAAGAGTATATCCTTTTTTAGAATCCACTCGATCAAGACAGTTTGCTTTATCTCCACAATAAACACAAGGAGTATTTAGCAATGTATCTATTTGATCAACTGTTAAGGAGAACTCAATTCCTTTTCTATTTGCTCGTTTAATATAACCTTCTGCTTTTCTTTCAGCAGGTGTAAGGTCTTTTAAAGGTTTATTACGAGACGAAATAGATTTAGGTTTTTTCTTTTTCTTGATTTCATGTTGTTGTAACTGCTGTTTTAATTCAGCAAGTTCTAAAGCAAGTTCGTATCCAGTTTTAATCTGTATCATAAATACAAAGGTAATGTTTAAACTGGAATTATCCAAATATAATTTGATCTCCACGCTGGAGGTTGTGTCATATTGAACCCATAAAAACATGGGTTGACCAAATTATATATTTTGAACTGTTCATTAACTCATCATACCATGACACTCATTTTGAATCCGTCAGGTTCCCTGTCCACTGCTGGTGGATATGATTGGGACAAAAAGTAATGAGTAAAACCTTTCTAACAGTCAAGGGTGATTTGTGAGAGACTGTTATTTTAGTTTTCATTTGGTTAATATTATCTATTTGTTTGGTTAACTGTTTGTTAATTTAAACAAGTGATTTAACCAAGTGGTTAACTGTAAGTCATTGATTGTCAGGGGTAAATAAGAACACAAACCCCAACAAAATAGCAACAAATCCTCTCAAATATTCAAGAGAGGACAACTATAGAAGTAATAAGCAAATATTCGGTGCCCAATCGGTGCATCAAGAGATGGTACTCTCCAGTAAAACTCTACGCTGTTCTCAGACTCACCACCTGAAGCAATGCAGATATGGAAGAATTAACAATTTTTTCATTTGTAAAATCAAAAAATTATGATACTACTTGGGAAGAGAATTAACCAGACCAACCACCGTCTTGATACGTGGTTGAATGAAAACCAGATCCAAAAAGCCATCAATAATGGTGGTAAAGTAGATCTTGGGCCTTGTACGATTGAAATCATCAACAACAATCTCGCTCGTGCTACTTATGAAGACGGTGGTTACGAAGAGTATTCGTTTGTTCGTAAGATGTGGGCAGTCTACTTTAATGTAGATGGAATAATGCCCAAATTCTTTTCAACTTCAGAAAAGGCAGTAGATTTCTTTATATCGGATAAGGAAACAAGTTTTCCGCTTCTTGGTATTCAAGAAATCTGGCGATAATAGTGGTGCAAATCAGGAGTAACAGTTAAGTTACTCCTAATTGTTCTATTTTTTAGATAGGATTAGGCTCTTAGCAGCGCTCAAACCATTAAATAAGAAAAAAAAATGCTTTACCTATTCAACACTACAATCATGCCTAATGAAGGCGTGTTTGTAAATCGCAAAGTATCCAAAGAACAAGCCTGGGAGATTATTGCAAACGCACCAGCGTTTACATCTGCGTTGGGCCATCAAGGCTCAGCAGATGTATTTAATGCTGTGTTTCCAACATTTGAAGTATCTGTAAATCGCATCCAAGCACAAATGCAACCCAAAGATGAGGCAGTATGTCTCAAAGTGTTGGGTCGTCTTCCAGAAGGACAAATCCTTTCTCTTGAACAATTGCAAGAGATTGGTTTCGAATTTTTCCATGTCCAAATGGNNACGAAAAAACATTCACCGCGTTTGGTGAGTGTAAATTTTAAAAAAAACTATTATGAAAAAACTTTTGCATCCAGTTACCCTTTTCCTGATCGGATATGTAATATCCGTGATTTGGATTTTTTGGGGCACTCCAGTTCCTAAATACTTTAATTGGCTTCCATTTGGAAACGCCAATGCTGGTATTTTCGTTATTGGAGGAACGGTTCTGATTGCAGCAACAGGAATATTGCTGTTGTTTACAGGATTTAAATATGTTGATTGGTACGAAAAAAAATATCAATCAAAAGATTAAACAAATCTACCACGACTGTTAAATGCGCCAGAGGGCTAACAGGTGAAAAGGTAATGCGTAATTCAAAGATTTATATCTTTGACGCGGTAATTTGTTTATTTTAATAAATAAAAAAAAAACAAAAAATTATGAAAAATAAAAAAATCCTGTCTATTGATGCCGAAACCGATGGACTTTGGGGCAATCCGTTTGTAGTTGCCGCTATCGTATATGAGTGGCAACCAGAAAAATTCATCCCAGGTATGGATCGTGGTGTAGATGGGTACAGACCTGAACACATCCTTCAAGGATATTGGAAAGAAACCAACAAAATTCTGTTAAAACTACCTGATACAGTGGTTTCTAACCAATGGGTAATCGAGAACGTATTACCTACATTGAGCAATATCCGCCAACACTCTGGCGGTGCTGGTAGTGAATATGTGAACCATACTCACGAATCTTATGAAGACATGCTGCGTGATTTTGCAGCATTTTATCTTGCTCACAAACAAAATGCAGATTGCATCTGCCACATGGGCTACATTGTAGAGGCCCATTTGTTTCGGGAAATGCACCACCTTGGTCACATAGGAGAATGGGATGCACCATACCCGTTGCTTGATGTGTCAGGCAATCTCCAGCAAGTTGGAGAAGATCCTACAAGTGTAGATAATTATGCTAAAAAACATCGGTTACCAATCACGGATTATGGTTCAACCCATAATCCCCTGTACGACTGCGAAGTTGCCGCCAAAGTGTATATGCACTTAACACGGTAAACAATCAAAATCAAAAGTGAAGTGAAATATATCCATAATGTAATAGACGGTAAGCAGTCCGTTGAGCATATTTGGTTAATCGTGAATGTACTATGTACAATGCGAGTATTAAGACCTTTAACGGGTTGCAAGGAGATAATATAATTATCAAATTGTAGGACGGCTTTTGATTTTTTTTAATAAGATTACGGTGAGAATCCGTCTCTCAGCAAAGTAGTAATACTTGAACTAATAGAGAGTGTAATAAGATGTTCAGTAGCGAAGAAATTAATTTTTCTTAGCGAGAATGGAGAAATCCTCTGAAGTTATTACAGATAACCATGTGGGGCTTATGTCTTGAAATTCTTAAAAAGTGGCGCACTTTTTATTAATAAG